AGATAAGGTTGAAAAAACCGTTGAGGAAGAATTAGCGATGGCGCAAGCCCGTATCGCTGAACTCGAAGCCAAACTCGCCGAAAAGGAATTAAAGCCTGAAGAGGAAGTTGTAATGGCGATGGACGAGGACTCAAAGAAGCCTGAAGAAGAAACCATGAAAATGGATTCTGAAAAGAAGGAAGAGGAAGAGGAATATCTAAAGTCCGCTCCTCGCTCAGTTGTTAAAATGATTACAGACTTAAAAAAGCAAGCAGACGCGGCTACCGCTGAACTTCGCAAAGAGCGCATTGCCCGTGCTGATGCACAGGCAGTCGAAAAGGCAAAGGGTTGGGCTAACCTCAACATCAATGCTGAAAAAGTTGGACCAGCGCTTCGTCGCTTGTCTGAAACAGATAAAGAATTAGCAAAGAGCGTAGAAGAGATTCTTTCTTCTGTTAATGCTCAGGCTGAATCAGCATCAATTTTTGCGGAAATCGGCAAGTCCGCGGACTTCAAATCAGGTAATGCTTATGAGCGTATGACTACGCTTGCTAAGTCTGCCGTTGAAGAGGGTGTAGCAAAGTCCTTCGCACAGGCGATGGCTGATGTTGCGTCAAAAAACCCTGACCTTTACAGCCAATACCTATCCGAGAAAGGTGCCTAAAACATGGCATACGAAATCTCCAATTACTCGGTAAAGGTCACCCTCGTTGCAGGTGCCGACCTTTCCACAAAGCAGTACACATTCGTCAAGTTAAATGGTTCAGGTGAGGCTGTCGCTATCGCGGCAATCACAGATGTTCCTATTGGCGTTTTACAAAATGCTCCAATCGCAGGACAAGAAGCAGAAGTTCTTGTCTCAGGTGGAACTAAACTCGTTGCAGGAGAAGCAATTACTCTTCCAGCGTTTCTAAGTGTTACAACAGCAGGTAAGGCAGACAAGATTGCCGTATCCGATACCACTCAATATGTTGTAGGTCAGGCACTTACTGCCGCTGGCGCTGACGCAGAAGTCATCACAGCAGTTGTAAATTGCTCAAACCCAACAAGAGCGAACTAGGGGGGCTAACTAAAAATGCCACAGCCACATATTAACTCCGTCCATGTGGACGCGATTCTCACAAACATCTCGGTTGCTTATTTACAGAACCAAGACAACTTTATCGCTGACAAGGTATTCCCAGTAATCCCTGTCGATAAGAAGAGCGATAAATACTTTACTTACACCAAGAACGATTGGTTCCGCGATGAGGCTCAACGCCGTGCGCCTGGAACTGAATCTGCTGGTGGCGGTTACAATCTTTCAACAGGAACATATTCAGCAGATGTGTGGGCTTTCCACAAAGATGTTGATGACCAAACTGTTGCTAACGCAGACGCACCTCTAAACCCTCTTCGTGAGGCAACAGAGTTCGTTACTCGCCGTCTAATGCTTCGTCGTGAACTACAATGGGTATCCGATTTCTTCGGAACTGGTGTATGGGCTGACGATGTAACAGGTGTATCAGGAAATCCATCATCAGGTGAGACAAAGCAATGGAGTGATTACACTTCATCTGACCCAATCTCTGACCTAGAAGCGGCTAAGGCTGAAATTCTAGGAAACACAGGTATGGAAGCAAACACTTTGGTTCTTGGATACGATGTATTCAAATCACTAAAGAATCACCCTGACCTAGTAGACCGCATCAAGTACACATCTTCACAGACAATCACAACCGATATGTTGGCCGCAATGTTCGACATTCCTCGCGTTATGGTTGCTAAGGCAGTCAAGGCAACAAATGTTGAAGGCGCAACTGAAGCCTACGGCTTCGCTCATGGTAAGAAGGCTCTTCTTTGCCATGTTGCTCCTCAGCCTGGACTACTTACACCTTCCGCTGGATACACATTCGCGTGGACTGGCGTATCAGGTGGACTTGGCGCAACAATCGGAACTTCACAGTTCCGTATGGAATCCATTAAGTCAGACCGTGTTGAAGCAGAAATGGCTTTCGATAACAAAGTCATCTCTTCTGACCTCGGTTATTTCTGGAACACAATCGTCGCTTAATTAAGTCGCTTGAAGGGGGGAGTCTGCAAAGGCTCTCCCTTTCTTTCTTAGAAAAGGAAAACAAATGGCAAACCCATTACGCCTTACCAAAGGTGAAGCAATCGCAGGAAAACTTATCTCAGGTTCAGATATTGATTCTGTTGGTGAAGTAAATGTAGGCACAGATTTAGAAGTTGCTGATGATGCTTATGTAACAGGTGCGTTCGGTAAGGGCGTAGCAGTAACAAACATCGCAGATGGCGCTTCAATGACTTTCACAGCGGCAAACCTTCTTTCAGGAATTGTTACAGCAACTCCAACAGAGGCTCGCAACATTCAGGCTCCAACAGCGTCGGCACTAATTACCGCCGTTGATGCTGATACAGAGACAGGTCTTGGTTTTGAATTTACAATTATTAACCTTGCTAGTGCAACACACGCACTAACTTTGACAGTAAATACTGGAACAACACTTGTTGGTTCAGTAACAATCGCGGCGGCATCAAGCGCAACATTTGTTGCTCGCTTGGCGGCAACAGACGCAGTTGTAATCTACCGAAAGTAGTCAAATGAAAGCACAAATTCTTAAATCAATGATTGTCGATGGTCGCAAAGTTGTGGCTGGAGACATCGTTGAAGTAAAAGGTTGGCGCCATGCTAAGTCATTGGCAAACAATCGATACATCAAATTGATTGAAGATGAAGCCCCTAAAAAGGTTGAAGAAAAAGTAGTAGTAGAGGCTGAGAAGCCAAAGGCTACAAAGAAAACACAAGAAGTCGCCGAATAGCGCAAAAGGGCGGTTCGGTAAAATGAATCGCCCTTTTCTTTCTTAGGAGTTTATATGGCAGTATCACACGCAAGAGTTTCAGTAGGAGTCACCGCTACAAAATTAACTTCTGATTTTGATGGTAAAGACGGTCAGACCATCAATGTTCAAAACCCTTCAGGTGGAGCAGATGTTTACCTTGGTGGCGAAGGAGTAACAACAACAAGTTACGGTTACTTGCTTAAGGCTGACACAAATTTTTCTGTGGAGTTACAAGACGATGAAAAACTTTATGCCGTAGTAACAACAGGAACACAGACTGTAAACATTATTCGCCAAGGCACCTGATAAATGCCTTTACCAACGACATTATCTACCTGTACGGTTGTTGGGACTTATGTAGATTTGAGCGGTAACCCTGTTCGTGGCTCAATCAATATCACCCCGCAGACGATTCTTAAAGAAGTTACAGAGAATGTAATTATCATTCCCGTTGTAATTCAAAAAACTTTTGACCCAACGGGTTCTTTTTCTGTCGTTCTGCCAGTAACTAGCGATACAGATGTAACACCTCAACCTTTTATTTATACTTTTGAAGAAAACTTTACAGGCGGACGCACAATCGAATTGGCTCTTCCTCTATCAGTAGCAGGAACAACTCAGAACTTAGCCGATTTACTTCCAGCCTTGGGTTCAGTAGAAGCGTCCGCTTTTGTATCGGTAGACGCTTATCAGGCTTTATTGGCTCGATATAATAACGCTGAGAGTATCCGAGTCATTGTTGTAGATGCAGATGAGAAAGCCGACGAAGCGGAAACCCACGCTTTAGATGCCTCCAAAGCGGCGAGCGCTTTAGCCAATTACAATACAAATCAGTTGATGATGATGGGAGTATAAAGTGTCAGAACCGTATGTACCCATTGCCCGATATAACACTTCTAATACTTTATTAACAGAATTAGAAGTTACAACAAATGACGCCGAAAATAATACAGATGATTTAACAACCGCGGTTACTAATTCCCTGACACATAAACAAACCGCGGAAAATCTTGTTGCTTCAGGATTTGATTTATTCTTTTTGGTGGGTTGCTAATGCCTCTAGCCCCATCATTAACCACGGTAACTATTACAGGAAATTATGTAAATTACGAAGGACAAGCCATCCAAGGACAGGTTCGATTTACCCTTGGGGAACTTCTTCGTAACGGTACAGATGACCAAATGGTTGCCCCATCTAGCATTGTGGTTCCCCTTAGCGCAGGTGCCTTTTCGG